CAGTTACAGCTAATGACGTTGATTATTCTTTAGGTACAGACGTCATTGATATTTTATCAGCTGTGGTTAGAAGAAGTAGCACAGACTTTAGTTTAAATAGAATTAGTAGGGATAGCTATTTATCAATACCTAATAAAACAACAACTGGAAGACCTACTCAATTTTTCTTAGATAGACAAATAACTCCTAATTTAAAAATATGGCCTGCTCCCGAAAACAGCACAGATGTAATACATTATGATGCATTAACACGAATACAAGATGCGGATGGAAGCGTAAATACTTTAGAAGTGCCTTTTAGGTTTTACCCTTGTTTGACAGCTGGTTTAGCTTATTAC